CCACGACTCGCACTATCGATCAAGGATAAAGTTGCAGACCGCAATTCCTCGTACATTCTCCCTTTGTACACATCATCTTTGCCCAACCATGTCTCTTTTCCAGGTTTCTTCAAATCTCGTGAAAATATCCATGGGTACCCAGCAGATGTATTGCGGGGTAAGGCACGTATGTATTCTTCAGTATCTATACCGCGAACTGCTTCCTCAAAAGTCATCACACGTTTATAAAATTGTATTGAGTCTCCACAATATGAAATATTGAGTTTTCTCTTTACATCTTCATAAGCTAAATGCAATGACTTTTGGGGAACCAGAACTGAGGGCAGGCCACACTTCTCCAGTCCCTTAACAAGAGGGTCGAACTCTATGGCATCCTTCTCAAATGGTCTGATTTTAGCTGGTAGCTTAGTACTAGGTAAGATCTTTCCATACAGATCAGATCGCATAAATTTCGACTTCCCTGCTGATGGGGCTGGAACAGCGGTGCCAATTGGGTGGAAGTTGCCCTGTGGCAATGGTATAGTCTCATTTTCAAATATTGGCTTTAAGTCAAAATGTGCAATAGTAGCCTCTTTCTTAAAATACGTTAGAGATTCTAAAAGATCCTCCTTCGTAATTGAAGCGAAGTACGTATTATTGTCACATCCGTTTGTCAAAATACCAACGATTTTTCCTGATATATACTTATTGTTCACTATGAGGGGATTCCCACAATCACCAGGTTGTGTTGTGATTGGGACAGCGATAGCATTGATATTATAGACTACCTCTTTCTTCTCACCCACATAGGCATAAATTGGAGTTCCATATACTGTAGCTTCGCCAGAATTTATCTTCAACACATTAGGGTCTATGTCAACTCGAGAACGAAACTGACATTTACCATAATCCAATCGAGAGAAATCCGGCGCACTCATCCAGTTCTTAACAAGATCCTTATGTTTTGGCATGATTCTTCCACAATCAAACAAAAACATATCTTTAGTGTTATATGGAGCCTGTAGTGTGTCATCAACAATATGGATACCATTTAATACACCAGTCTGACCATCTTCATCATCTATTTGCACTTCAATCCCTTCTGGATTGGTTCCGTTAGTTAAAACGAGACGTCCTCCAGGATTTTCACGCATTATGATAGTATAATGATAAGGAATCATCATA